TACACTCTATGAATGTATTCATCTTTCCAACCATAATCAATAAAGTCGGAATACATCTGTTCAACCAGTGATGTTGTAGGAACAAGGATTAGAGTTTTCAATCCCATAATATGATAATAAAGAACTAGTGTATATATTATAAGAGACTTACCAGAAGCGGTAGGAGATAATAGAAGTGAGCGGTTTGTGGATATTGCATGGTGTATTGCATCCAGCTGATAATCACGGATTTCAATTGACTTTCCTCTTGATTTAGGTTGTAGTGATAATGCGAAATCTCTAACGCTCGAACATGCAACATTCCTATCATTTTCTACTCCCTCTTCCATTATATATTCAATAGAGTTTTTTAAACAAAACTCTTTAACGTATGGAAGAAGCCCTACATATATTCTACCATTTTGTGGTGAAAATAAACGTATTTTACCATCCCATATCCTATTACGATATTGTGGCATAAATTTAGCACCTGGCACTTCGAACGTAAAGTAATCAGACAATTCTCGTTCTAAACTGTCATCTACTTCTATTGTCAAATATACTTCATTGACTTTTGATATTTTCATTTAAACTTGGCTGTTTGATATAATTTTTCATACCTCATTAGTATGTCACTCCTGCTTCAAATTTCTTCCATTCTATTGCATTCTTAATGTCCCAACCACGATTATCAACCGACTTAATAACTCCCTTGACATAATCAACAACAGTTTCTAAATATCCAATTTTATTTTCTGCATCTATTACATCCTGATCAGATGTAATGTATACACTCAGGTCTGTCTTTAAAACTTTAATATCAAAAGGTTTACTAATATAAATCTTAGCATCTGACTTACCACCATAGTATTCCCATTTGTCACGGTATATACGTTTGTAGTCACCTTTTGCTTTAAACAAAAGAAGTTCGTACTTAGACTTAACATCTAAATATTTTGCTTTAATTTCTTGGTTTTTTAAGGATTCGGTATCTAAGTGTTCATTATCTATTTTTAGATCAGCATAAACTCCATGCTTCAATTCATCAAGATTCATAATTACTCCATTATGTTATAGGTATTATCTCATATAGTTTGTAACGAAAGTCTATTGTAGCAGTAAGATACTCAACATCAGTTACATTTTGTGTATAGTCTAGTCCACTTAATGATACAGGGAAGAGGTCTGCAAAGCGTACTTCAACAATAGGGTTATTTTTATTTGACAAAATAGTAAGAGTTGCGTCAGAGTAAAAAGCTTTATCTGCTGTAGCGTTACCAACTCTACCAATATCAGTATTACCACCATCACCCACAGATGGGGTATTTGAACCACTACGTCTAAAATCAATAAACTGTTGTTTACTTTTAGGGAAACCAATACCAATCAACCAATCGTGGATTGTTCTATAATTCTGCAACTCTTCATCTACAATAAATGAGATTGTTAAGTTATCAAAAGTAAGATTGTCACCTAAAATTGGAATACTTTTATACGGTGTGGGTATAACTAATTCACCTAAAGATATTGCTGGAATATTTGCACCAGTAGTAAAAAACTCAACTTTAGGAAGTTGGTGTATCATAAACCTAAACTGAGTTGGACTCGAATAATCCAAAACTGTTGGTTGTCTATTAAGGGGCGAAGTTCCTGTTGTCATACTACTATTTATAACAAAAAAAAAGAGGGGAATAAATCCCCTCTTTAAGTTTGTTGTAGTTAGTTGGTTAACCCAACTATTATTATTACATAAGGTTCTTAACTTGAACGCGTCTGTAATATTTGTTGGTAGCTGCAGCAATAGAGATTGCTCCATCAGCACCGGCAGCTTTTGTTCCTGTGTGGAATGGGTTAGCAGCGATACCGTAACGAGTTTTAAACCCGATTTTTGGTTGGAAAGTATTTTCACCAACCGCACGAACCATTTGTAGTGGAACGTATGGGCAGTAGAAGAAACCAGCATCGTAAGGTGAAGTACCTTTATATCCAGCAACATAGTACTGATTAGCAGCTACGTTTGCAGAATATGGATCAACATACACCTTGAAGCGACCATTCATAACACCAGCAAATGTGGTGGATGTATCATCAACATTCAAGTTGTTGTTAAGAGCAGGAGTGTAATCAAGAACACCAGCCATCTGAAGTGCAGAAGCAACATCAGCTGAACAGATAATCATGTTACCTTTTCCACGACGAGTCTGTTGACCAATCGCATTAGCATCACGCTCGATTTGGAACATCAAACCTTTGAACTTTTCAACTGACCAACGACCATTAGAGTCGGTGTCAAGATCGAAAGTTCCAGAAGTTGTTGTGTTGACTTGAGCACCCGGCACGGCCGTGATGTAAAGTGAACGAACAACTTCACGGTTGATTTCAGCAAGAATTTCAGTTGACAACATATTGGCCAATTCTGTTTCTGCGTCTAAACCATGAATTGCTTTAAGGTCTTGAGCAAGTTCCATTGTGTACTCAGCTTTAAGTGCGCGAGAAACAGCAGTAACTGTTGTTTTCTCAATGCTGAATGCCATTTCTGCAAAAGAGTTTGCACCTGCATCACCAAGGGCTTCACCTTGTGCTGTAGTCATACCAGTTGGTGACAAGTAGATACCAGCTGGACTGTCGTTTAACAACTTTGGGTTAGAACCTGTCATTGCAGATGATGTTAAATCACCAGCAGCGTCATCATTGGAAAGTCCTGTGTCTGGCTCATCTACCAACAATTCTGCACCATCAGAAGATGCTGCTTTAGCACGCATTGCAAAGATCAAGCCGGTTGGCCCAGTCATTGGTTGAACACCACAAACATCATAAGCAATGAGGTTTGGCATTGCACGACGAACTAATGAAATTAGAATTGGGTCCCAATTTGATACTTGTCCACCAGTGCTGTTAGTTGGTGCAGCTTCTGAAAGAAAATTAGAATCTTCTCGCATTGCTTTTTCTTGGTTCTCTAAGATGAGAGTAGTAACTGCCCGCTTGTAAGAATCATCAATCTTATTAAGATCAGGATGTTCTAGGACTGGCTGCCACTTTTCTTGTAGATGTTCTGTCTGAAACATTAGTTTCTCCTTTATTATTTACATCTTTTTAATTATATTAACTTATGCACTCGCCTTTTGATCACGACTGATAGCAGACATATACTTTCGCATACTATCTGTCGTATCAATGTCCTGTGCGGTGCCACCATCTTCATCATCTATTGCTCGTGCCCTTGTAGCAGGCTTAACTTTAGGGAAATAACTTTCTTTCAGAGTGGAGAGTTTTTCACGGAAAGACCCTTCATCTGTAAAGTCAACATCTTCTACAAGACTTTTGAACTTCTCAATTTCTGTTTGAGCTAAATCTTCTGAAATATCAGTAAAGACTTGCTCACGAACTAATAGAGAATTATCTTCTGTCATTTCAACATTCTTCTGAATTGACTCATTTAATTTCTCTTCTAATTCTGCAATTTTTTCAGACTGTGCTTCCAAAACGTCATACTTTTCGTCTGGAACGTCAATATAGTGATCTTCAAACAACTGTTTCAGTCCAGAAATGAAGTCTTCTGCAATTTCGCCTTTAAGTCCACGCTCAATTGCTAACTCATTTTCCTTAGTCCATTCCTCTACAACGTAGTTGAGATATGTATCAACCTTCTCAGTTAACTCTTCTTTGAAGGTTTCTTGTTCTGTTTCTTTTTCACTAGTTACTTCTTCATGGATACGATCAATTTCTGAACGTAACTTTGATTTAATTGCAGCTTCAAAAACAGTTGCTGCTTTTGTCTTAAATTCTTCAGAAAGGTCTTCTCCACTCATAAGAGCACTAACGTCTTCTTTAACGTCTAGTTCTTTAATACGAGCGTCAATAGCTTCTTTCTTTTCAGCTGAAATTTCTTCTTCAACCTTGTCTGCTTCTTCGTGATAACCATCTTTCATCATTGCTTCATATGCAGCTTTAAGATCGACAGCTTTCATGTTTTCCATCTTCTTCTGCATTGCCATCTTTAACATCTCTTTTGACATTTTGGCTTCTTCTAACTCTTCACCTTCCTCTGGAACGTGACTAGCAGCAAGTTTTTCTGGTTTCATAGGTGAACCTTCACCTTTTTGTTGAGCATCGCCTGAAACTTCTTTTGCTTTTGCAGCGATTTTCTTTGCTGGAGCATCTTTTTGCTCTGGGTCAACAACAGGTGCGCCTGTGTCTTCCGCATCGTTTTTCATTTTAGACTTTTCAGCAGGAGCAGCACCCTTTTTTGTAGGGTCTTCAGCTTCTTCAAGCTCTGCTAGAACTTCTGCTTCAAGTTCTTCAATTGTTTGTTCTAATTCGGACATTAGGGTGTCTCCTTGTTTTGTAATTAATATTTATAAGTTATAACATCTTGAGGAATTTTGCAAACTCTAGTGCTTCGACTTTCGCTTGCCTTTGATGTGCTTTAACATCAAATTTCTTTTTCATACCTTGCAACTGCGCTTCAATAAGTGATCCATTATTCCATACCCACTCTTTTCCCTCCATAATACCTTCTACGAAAGCATTAGGAGCAGATGGGTCTGCTACGATGTCTGCAGCTGTTGCGAGATAAAAATCATCTCTTACGTAATTGGCTCCGCCTTTTGATTCCAAACTTCCCATACCTCTAGAAGAAACACCTAGTTTTGCACCCTCATCCATTAAATTTTTAACTATCTTACCCATAGGTGTGTCCATTATTTTAGCTTCACCAATAAAATTCTTTCCGTCAGGCGTCAAAGATGTAATCATGTGTGATACTCTTTCCAGATTGACCGTTGGCCCCTCTGGATGACCTAGTTCCCCAAATGCCCGTTTTTCCTTAATAAAGTTTTTATTGTACTTTCCAACTTCGTTTTCAAGTATCTCCATAGGATATACCCTACCGTTGCGATTTTTTATGTCAGCTTGCATAAAAATACCGCGAATTTTGTAGCTCTTAGAACCATCATCTTTTGCTTCACAGATGTACTCTACTTCTTCTACTGACTCTGAAAATAATTTAACTGTGTTCATTTGAATAATCCTTAAGCGTAATTTTCGTCTTTTTTAAATTCAATCATTACAAAACCAGATGTACCAAGACAAGCTAATTCCATATCACCAGAAGTTGCACCTGTATTTGTTGCAGCAGATTCAATTAATCCGGCAGAACCATCATAGTATCCACTTCCAGCAAGATCAATCAATGTTATATCTGAGTCACCCTGTTCGATAATTTTAACATGGCCAGTATTATCATCAGCAGTACCTTGAACTAATCCCCACCAAACTCTTTTTATGTGCAATTTTGCACCATTGGCATGACCAGATAAAGCGCTTGCATCTAAAATAGCATTGGTTGTAGTTGTATCATTAGCTATATTAACTAAGATAGTAACAGTACCACCATCTCCAGCGGTTCCAACAACTGTATCTCTGAGTGTTCGTGTAGCAAAGGCCATTATCTACTCCTTAAATTGATAACATTTCTTTCTCAAAATAACCTAAAAGTTCTTTTTCAGAAACTTTAAATTTTTTTGATACTTCTTTTATACTTTTTTCAAAACTATTTAGGAAATCTGAAGGTTTAGAATCCATTTTTATGAAAATTTGATCAACAGCATCCTTCATCTTAGGAGAAAGTTTTTTATACTCCTTAGATTTCTTATGCTCATCTTTTTCAATTAAAGATTCGTATAGATTGTCAAACCTCTGACTCATTTTCTTCCTCTGGATTTACCGTCATACTCTGCACAAAAGTACTTGCAATTTCCTTACGTTTTGTTTCTAGTGTACTACCAACCTTATTAGCAATGCTGGTTGAAAAAACTTTTTCAGCTTCTATATTATTTCCGTCTGCAACTGCATCTACAAATTCTCTACTCATAATTAATTTCCTTCCTTTTCTGGCTCTTCATAATCTGGCATTTGGTCTGGTGTTATAACACCACCAGCACCATCTTGTGGGTAACGTGTAATACCATCTCCACCATCTGGTATATCAATTCCACCGTCCATTGGATCAATTTCTGTTTCACGCTGTATTTGTTTTCTCATCTCATCTATCTCAGCATCATTCATACGTAGAACTTTCTTTAATACATATTCTTTACTAAAGAATGTTCCAACATAAGACTGTATACTTTCTAATGATTGTATTCTGTTCTCTAGAAGTTCTGCATCCTTTAACTCTGAAAAATGACCATCCTGTAAGAAGTCATACTGAATATGTTCTTGCATCATAGGCCAGTCATCAGGCGCAATAATTCCCTTCAACAATAGTTGAGTTTTGAGAATGTCTGTAAAGAGTGGAGTAAACTTCTTACGAATACGTTGAACGAACTTTGTAAATTTAAGTTCATCTCTTGTAATCTCT